CCTGTTTCCCAGAACAGGTGAATACCGGAGCCATTTCCACGCGGTTGAACACCCAATCCGAGGGATCGCTGATCAGGTCGCTCAACACATCATTACACAATGTAAGTGCGGGCTCGTCAGTGTACCCGCCCACTCCGGCGAGCGGCAGAAGATCAGCGTGGGTAGAAGCGAAATTCACCGTTTGCTGCAAAGTTTTGTTGCAATTGGACATTGGTTCACCTGATAAAGCGTCAGATAGACAGTTTTAGAGAGCCTGGGAGTTGTAAGTCGTCAACCTATGATGTCCCCCATCATCGACTGCATTTGCTGGAAAATCTTGTTAAAGAGCACGGTGTCGAACAGGTCGTTGCCCTTGTAGTTCTCGGGTTTGATGCCCGGGCGGATGATGCATTGATTTTTTTGGCACAATAAATACCCGTTTCCGCGAGGCTCCTGGATGTATACGCAGTGCGTATTTCCGTTCGGATGCTCGTGGCTGCACCAATGCTGTAGGCGCTGCTTTCCCTCGATCTGGCCCTTCACGGCACCGGCGAGCGATTTGCGGTTCTCGTTGTCCGAGTGGATTTTCTCCGCCAGCTTGTCGAGCTGTTCCTGCTCGATCACGGTGGGCTTCCGGATGGCCTCGATGATTTCCTTCAACTGCTCGGCGTTCTGCCGCGACTGTTCGGCTAGGATCGCCTTCAAGTCGTTCATGCTTATTCCGTCTGACATAAAATCTCCTTTTTGCTGAGTTCATTGAGCTGATCGAACCATCCCGCAGGCTGGTAGGATCGTGCGTCCAAGGTAGGGTCCCCGAACTCGTCCACCGCCTTGCGGTAGGTGATGACCTTCGCCTTGACGAGCTGGATCAGGATGCTGCGCCAGCCGCGAAATTCGCGGACGGCCACATGCGAAGAGTCCACCGTCACATAGCCCCATTCGGGGATGGCGTCCTTCTTGAATCCGCCTATGTACTTGTGATCGACGAAGAAAATGCCATTTGGGGGCGGTTCGCCGAGTATGTCCGCTTCCGTGTATTCGTCCGGTCGCTTCTTGATGTATATGGCGACGCTTCCTTCCATCCCATCCTTCACTCTGATGCCCGGGTTCAACTTCCGGAGTCTGCGGATCAAATCCGTGTAATGGATGCGCGGGCCTTCGCTTCTTTCAACCTTTTCGAGTTCGTCCTGGGCGATCAGTTTCTTCTTGGACTCGATGCGGAGCAGGTCTTCGCGCTCCTTGATGACCGCTTCTTCGGGATTGAGGCGGGCGTCCGTAAGCTCAAGGGGATCGACCTCCACGAGCGGAGCTTTGTGAGCAGCGATGTCCTTCGCCCATTTCTTTTCGAGGGCGGTCTTGGGGATGCCATCCCGCTTGGACTGGCTACCCAGCTTGGACTGGCTACCCAGCTTGGACTGGCTGCCGCGCCGCTTCATTTGTCTCTTACTTGGCATTGATGAACCCGCTGAGTTCCTGTCTCGTCCCGTCGGAGTACTTCGCATAGGCGAGGGCGGCACCGGCGATGATGACCACGGGGAGCCCGAAGTCGGCGTGGATTCTCTCCGCCAGGTCTTCCGCTTCCGCCAATGTCGGCACCCGCATGACCTGGTAGGAAAGCTTGATGGCGAGTTCGCAATCGTAGGCGTCGCAAATTATCACGCACTGTATGGGCGTGATCTTCAGGGCTTGGACGAGGAAATCGGTCTGATCTTCCCCGAGGTCGCCACGGACTACGTAAAATATCGGTACGGCAATGTCTTCCATACTTACGGGGTTTGTAGTTGGCGTGCAAGAAACCAGATGGGGCTAGGCTTTACTTCTTGAGTCAAAGGCTGCAAGTAATGTCATTGACGATCATGTATACAAACACAAAACCCTCCAGGGAGCGGTTGCTCTACTGGAGGGTTTTGTTTTTTATGTATGTTAATGAAAGCAAAGCATTTACCAGTTCATCCAATACTGGATTCACCCGTTATCTGTCTGAAGCGGTCAACCGTTCCTGCGGCAGCAACGACCCCGAAAAAGTAGTTATACGCAGCCGCTGCACGGATGAGACCTGCGGGATCGAGCGAGTTCGAACCCATCGGGAAGTTTTGCACCTTCACCGAGAAGTTCTTCTGATTGAGGTTGGTCTTCCCCAGGCTTGAGGCGATAAATGCCTGGTGCCCGAAGACGAGGGTGTTGTAGAGGTTCTGAGCCGGAGAACCGATGCCGCCGAGGGTGACTGGCAGCGCGTTCGATTCGTAAAATTCGGTTCCGCCGACGTTTCCGATGCGCGAACCCTTGATGCCTACCAATGCGGGGTTGGTGGAAGCAAGGGACTCGCTGAACTTCTGTAGGTCCGTGAATCCGGCCGCGCTGGCATCGTTCACCAGGTCGTAGGCGGTCAGGGCACCCGTGATGCCGAAAAACAGGCCGTTGGCCTTCGGCTTCACGTTCAATGCACGCAATCCCCACGAGGCGTGGCGAGCCACGGATGCGGTGAGATAGCTTCCGGCGGGGACGGAGATGACATCCACGGAGGGGTTCGTCGCTGCGCGGGCGACCACGGCGGTACTGATGACCGTATCGACCGACAACGCTCCGCGATAGGACAGGAGGGCTGCGCCTTCCGCGACGGTGTTGGAAATGTTCGTGAGCACGACCTTGTTGCTGAAGGAAACGTAATCCACGAAATTGGACAGGTTGATCGTGGCGATTGCCTGTGTAAGCGCTTCACCGCCGCCCGGGGTGCCTTCCGTTGCGGCCGTGGTGATGCCGTTGGCCTGCATGACGCCGTTGTTGGTCGGGTAGACCTGCGGGGCAGTGTAATCAAAAATCTGCATCGCGACGCCGGACATGTCGGGCATGACCTTCAGGTCGCAGGCAGGGTAGCACCAAAGATTGGAGAGCAGCGTGTCGAGAGCGACGCGGTCGTAGTACACGGTCGGATAGGAAGCAAGTCCGGTGGAGACAACTGATGCTGATGTGGGTAGAGCCATTTGGGATCACCTTTGAAAAAGTGGATTAGCCTACAAGGTGACTTTGGTGGGAACCGCTTACTCGCCGGATGATTCGCTCATCTGCTTATCAGCAAGGGCACGGAGCTTTTCCAAAGGCATCGTATAAAGCTCGTCTTCGGTTGGCCCACTTCCGACCTTGGGAGCGCTTCTGGCGCTGCTCGTGGTCTTGATAGTGGAACTCTTCCGTTGACTCCGCTGCTGCGTAGCTTCCGCCGTCGGGGCAACAGTCCGTTGCTTGCCGTCAGTTTCTGCTTCCGTGGCTGCGTCCGCTTCCTCTGATTTGAGCTTCAGCAGTCCGCTGCGCGTCAAATCCTGGTAAGCCTTTTCCAGTCCCTCGCTCGTGAACTCGGCGTATCCGTGGGTTTGCATCCAGGCGGATACTCGGTTCCCGTTCTCGGGAGTGGCTATATACTTGGGGTGCGTAGTCACGAAACGTGACTGGACTTCTTCGGATCGTGCGGCTTTCGTCAGCCGTTCCTCGATGACTTCCGTGATGATGTCCCGCACGGTGGCCTTGGGATTCTTCTTCATCTTCTCCCCGACCATGTACTCGTCGTCCACCGAAATCTGCGTGGTCTTGGCTTCCACGGTGCGCTTTTCCGCGATGACCTTCTTGAGCTGGGTGACGGCGGCACGCTTGGCGTCGGCGATCTTGTCGATCAGCTCTTCCATGGAATCGCCTTCGTATACATCCATCGTTCCGTCTTCGTTGAAGATTTCACGGCGGAATACCTGCGTTTCCGGCTCTTCGACGACTTCGTCTTCCTTGGCGGCTTCGTCGGCGTTGTCGATCACATCGGATTGGTTGTCCCCCACGAACTTGCCGTCCGCTCCGCGAGCGGTGGCGACCTTCTTGGGTTCCGCCACGACCGCTTCGTCCCCCTGCAATGCGAGGGTGCGAAGCTCTTCTAGAGACATCGTTTCGGCTTTGTCAAGCTGCTCTTGGGTCAATTCGCTCATGTTATTCGTTCTCCTCGTTCTTGATGTCGGCGTATTCGAGTTCGCCGAAACCGTTGTCGTCGGCGGGCGGCTCGTATGCGATGGTGTTCTCCGCAGCATTGAACAGATCCGCGAAGCCCTTCTTCAGGGCGGATGCCTTCAGGATGGCGGTCTCCCGCTTCTCGGGAGTCTCGCCTTCCAATGCTTCCTCGACGGCACGCTGCACCATCTTGGAGGCGGTCAGCTTGATCAGTCTCCATCCCGGCGTGTTCATCGTGCCGAGCAAAGCTGCCTTTACCGCCATGTTCTTTTCAGCGTCGTTGTTGCTCATTTTTTTGCCTTATTGATTCTCGTTCTGCGGCGATTGCGGGTTTTGCTGGTTCTCCATATCCTGGGTAGCAGCTTCCGAGTGGGTCTTGAGTATCTGCCGAACCGCAGCCACACCGGCTTGACCGCTTGCCTTGGCGTCGATTTCGCTCAGGTTGTCCTGGTGCTTGCCCTGCTGGAGGGCCATATCGCCTTGTACACGCTGCAGGGCGGCATTCTGTTCCTTGACACGCTGGAGGTCGGCGGGGTTCATGTCCGTGATGAGGTTTTCGAGGTCCCAACCCATCATGTCGAGAGTCTCGGAAATGAACTCGGTGTAGTCGAACTTCTTGCCCGCCGTCTCGAACTGCTGAGCCACGGGACCGCTGCTCACGAGCTGGATGATCATGGGGGCGAGCTGGGCGGCGGCGAACTTCGCCATCATATTGGCTCCGGCGATCACATCGACATCGGTCTCGGCATTGTAAACATCCGTGATGTCGCCCTCGTATGCCTTGCCCTCTTCCGATGTGAGGATTTCGTTGACCTGCTCCGGCGTAAGGTGCTCGTGCATGACTTCCAGGAATGCTTCCAGGGTAGGCAGGTATACGAGGTCGATGAAGATTTCCAACCAGTATTGCAGACGCAAAATTACGTCACCGGCAAAGGCGTTCACGCCTTCCGCCGTTCGCATGGCCTGGTTCGGCATGTTGGAGCCGCCGTTGCTGCCGACCTTCTCGGACGCACGCACATCCGAAGCCGCCATGCACTCCATCGCCGGTTTGGTGATATCAGGGACGATGAGAGGCTTGAGTTCGCCGCTTTCGGTGATGATCTTCCCCGGACTCATCGGGACGGATTGCGTTCCAGGGCCGAGACCTTTTATGAGTTGGAAGACGGGGTTCAAGGTCAATGCGAGCGAGTCGATGTAGTTGTTCATCACGCCGCTCTGCAAGCGCTGTTCACCCGCCAATAGCTTGGCTACTCCCCAACCCCAAGCGGAGTTGAGCACGTCGATGAATGCGCAGGACTGGTAGTTGAGGCGGCCAAATTCGTTCGCTTCGTTGCGAATTACGAGTTTTCTCTGCAGGACGGCCACGATGCGGTCCTTGGTGGTATACTCCAGTATCTCCAACGGTTGGAGCATGGGGTCTTTCGTGGTCGATTCGGTTTCCAGGGCGGCTTGGAAGTCGCGCCAGACGGCTCGCTTGCTGGAACCAAGGCTATCCTCGGTGGGCTCTTCCTTCAGGGTTAGGAAAGTGGCAAGCTCATCGTCGGAAGGAATGTTGTAGTACGAGTCGTTGTCGCGGTAGTCGGCGAGTCCGTAACCGTTCGTGTAGATCTGCTTGATGATGTAGCGAGCGCCGTGCTGGACATCCTGGCGCTTCAATTGCGGGTCGAACAGGAGCATCTTGGGGTCTATGCACTCGTAGAACGGGATTTCTATGTCCGTTTCCTTGAGGGTGCCCTTCATCGATCCGGCTGCGTCCTTCTTGTATACTTTCTTGCGCTGATGCTTGGATTCCCAGCCCCAGCTTCCGCAAGTCCACCCGTAGACCAGGGCGTGCTTCATCGTGAGGCGCATTTCCTCTTTCGTCTTGGCCTGCTTCATCGCCCAAGAAAGCAAACTTGCGTTGGCTCTCGCGGCTTCGGGCTTGGTCTTGCCGACGGGGGTGACTATGAATGGGCGCTTCTTGCCTTGGCCGAAGAGGGACATATGCAAGGAGGGGAGAATCTTTTCGATTGCCTGGAGGGTGACATGCATCCCCAAATTGGCTCGGGGCTTGCCGTCGGGCCATTGGCGGGGCTTCACATACGCTCTTACGAGGTCGTCTGCGGCTTCGATGCCGAGCGGGACCAACCCTTTGGAGTTGAGGTAGTCGATCGATTCCTGAGTGTCGGAAAGGACGATGCCCAAAGCGACCTCGTCGCTCCAGTCCTGACCTGCGGGCTTTACGTCCGACGGGATAAGGGGAGCGAGGGCGATGCCGGGATCGATTGCCTGTGGTAAACCGCTGAATCCACCACCCATTATTGAATACCTGCCTTTTGTTTTCTGCGTGCCCAAGCCTTCGTTGTACCTTCGCTCATTGCACAAATCTCTCACCAGCGGTATGTTTGGTGTAGCCTGCATAGGCTTTCCCGTTGATGCGATTAAGGTTGAAGTAGACGGTGTAGACAGCGCCCATACCTAAGAGGCAAGTAGTCAGTATGCAAGAAACCGTATGGGTTAAAACTCCCCTATGTCGCCGTAGTCATCCCGTGGTCCGCCCTCCGAGGATGGACCCTCTAGGTCCATGAGCCCCGTCTGGTCGGGTCCGGAGAGGGCATCCCGCTCGTCCTCCGTCAGCACCTTGATCATCGCGTTCTCCCGGTCGTGGATGAGCGCCATTATGGGGTCCTTCGCGGATGCGCTGCGGAACGGCATCGTCACGATTTCCTTGCAAAGCTGCTGGTATAGGAGGGCGCAGCAGTCCGGGTAGTCGTCGTGGCCGAATCGACCCTTGGGGAATGTTATGGCCTGTTCGATTAGGCGGTCGAAGCGGGACAAGCCCTTGAAGAAGAGAAATCTCTTCTTCTTGACGATGCCCGCGAACGCCATCACCCGCATGTTCTTGGCGTCCGGCTTGAAGTCGACCTTGACCATCTCCACGGGGATATTGATCCGCTTCTGCGTGGCGATCATCTTCAGGAAAGCCTCGAACACCTGTCCCGAGGCGGAGTTTTCGAGGAAGACCCGTACGGGGCGGTGTCTCAGGACCATGTCCACGACGTTGTTGGCAAGCTCAAGGGGTGCCCACACGTCGCCGCGCATATCCACGGCGTAGCCCACTCCGCTTGAGTCGATGCGACCGCATATGATCACGGAGTCGTCCGCGTGGTCGCTCTGACCCGTGGCGAGGTCTATCATCAGGACGGAATTGCCCAGATAGGGGGCGGAGTCCTTCGCTATCGTGGCATCGTTCAGGATTTCCTCGGTGAACGCGAGCTTGCTGCTGTGGATGGGTTTGTTCAGGTACTGGCAGGCGAAGGTGGAGATGTCGTCTTCCTGCATCTGCAGGAGTTCTTCCGTGGTGAAGCCGCCCCGTTCGCCGCTCCGCTTGGTGAACCGTGGAAAGCGGGGAATCTTGAGGATGTCCGGGAGCGCCGCGCTGCCGTCCGTCCAGCAGTCCTTCACGGATACGATCCACTTGCCGGACTTGGTCTGCCAACGCAGGATGGTCTCGTACAAATCGCCGAACGTGTATCTCGTTCCCGAAACCCACCGGTAGCAGCCCGGGTCGATCAGGGACGAGGCGAGGGTGAAATCCTCTCTTACCTTTTCCACCAGGGTCGGCGATCTGAAGTTCTGGTCGTTCACAAGGTCGTCGAACAGACCCAGATCATAGTGCTGTCCAGACTTGACCGACTTTGGCGATGCGACGGTGAAGGTGGCCTGCGGCAACTGGAGGGCGGTGCGGGCGCAGGTCGTGAACGACATCTGCGTGCCGTGGAGTTCCCGCTTCTCGCCGCAGAACTCGGGGAACAGTTCGCGGAAGCGGCTTCCGAGCGCCTGCCCGGTGAAGTGCGCCATTATCTGCTTCAACAACAACTTCGTGACGGGGATGGAACCCTGCATCAGCAGGACTCTCAGGTTGGGGAAGTTCAGGACGGCCTGGATGGCGCAGACGATGACGGCGGTGCTCTTGTAGTGGCCCCGGGACCACAGGATCATCATGTCCTTGATTTCGGATTGTTCCAGCCACGGCTTGGAAGGGTCGAATGACGGGAAGGCGGCGAACAGCTCGGCGTGGCATTCCTGGAAGTCGTACCCGAGCATATTGGACAGGAAGAACTTGTCGCGTTTGCAGCGTGCCCGTTCCTCCACGCGATTGGTGGCTGCTTCGAGCGGGTCCATGTCCGGTATGGTGATCGGTGTGTCCATGCCTATGGAATGGAAAGCGGGGAGGCGAATAACCGTATGGAGATGGCGCGGGGCGGCGGGATGCGCCCGAACCCTTCGCCGAACGGAGTGTTGGTATCCATGCGGGAAGGTGAACCGCCCCACAAACTTAAAGCGTTACGCCGTGCGCGACGGCGATGTGGCCGATTGCGTGGACTGCGTCGGGATGACCCAAGCTCACGTGCGTATGCCCGTCGGGATGCTGGCTGACCACCGTGTCGGTGTCGCCCTCTTCGTGGAGGGTATGGGCCTTGGCGGGTCCGTGCTCGTCCACGATCTTCTGGATGACGCTGTGGTCGCCTTCCGCCCCTTCGTGATCGTATGAAGAATTGCCCGGCGGAACCGGTTGAGACGATTGGAAGAATGCCATATGGGTTACCCCTTGCCTTTGCGAGCGTTTTGGAATGCCGCGATTGCGGCCCCCTTGCCTTTTGAAGCTTCGATCTTGGCGAAGTTCCCCGTGGTCTTCGTGCGACCGAGCTGGGCAACGGCTGCACGACCGTGTGCGCCTTTGGGCTTGCGTCCTTCCGAGGGAGGCACAAGCTTGAGCTTGCGGTTCCCTTCCGGCTTTTTCTTGCCCGACAGGATGCTGTTATCCATCGTGTTACTCCTTTTTCTTCCGTTCGCTTTCGATCTTGCGGACCAGCTCGTCCACGTTTATCGGCGTGGTCTTCGGTATGGGGTTCTGGGGCGACCGCTTGTCCACCTTGGACGATCTCTTGTCCCGATACCGCTGCGAGCGACCCACCTTGAAATTTCGATTGAAGCTCAGCATCTTCATCAGGAACCCGCTCATCTTGATGAAATCCGGCGTAGCCGTCTTCGGGTTGCGGAGCCGCGCCGAAAGGAGGGCGCATAGCTCTTCCTTGGAAAGCGAAGGTTCTACTAGGGGCTTGGATAGTTCCTTTGGCGGTTCCTTCACGAACGTGGGAGAGACCGACGACTCCGCCGACGGGGCGGTCTCTTCTTCGTCGATGTCGTCGGGGATGAAGTCCATGTCAGTCCAGGGTCACCGTAGGCTTCGCCGCAACGGCGGGGGCTTCCTTCTGCAATGCCATGAAAGCCTTCACTTGCTCCTCCTGCCACGCATTGATGTCCGCCCCGGTGATGCCGAACTTCTGCACGAGGAAGGCGATCACGAGGTCCATCTTGGCGATTATGGTGACGAGCCCGTCCGTGGGCGGTACCTTGTCCTTGTCGCCGTGCACGGAGAGCACAAGCTCCTGGATGACCGGGGAGATGATCGTAAGATGGTCCTGCAATTCTTTTCTTGTCACACTGCCTTGCCAATATGCCGCAACGGTAGAATCCACTCTCGCGTCGAGGGAACCATCGTAGAATGTGCCGTTCTCCTTTTTCATAGCAGCTGCTCCTGTTCGGGAACCTGGATGTCGAACACCCGGTAACCCTTCTTGTTCAACGAGTTGTAGACCTTCAGGGACATGCTTCGCAGCTCAAGGTCGCTATCCGCATAATATAGGACCGTGAGTTCCTTCTTGTCCGTGATCCATACGCGGAACTGCTTGAGTTGCTTCATGGCTCGGCATCCATCCCTATCGCGGGAATATGGGCGGTGCCGCTTATGGTCAGACCGCAGGTCATATACGCACGCCAGACCTTGCAGGCGAAACGGAGGCGCTTCCAGAAGTTCGCCGGGGGCAGGCTGGTGACGAAGAGGTTCTCCAGCACGACATCGGAGCCCTCCACGGATGGATTGATCGATATGAGCGGGGACTGGCCTCCGTCCAAATAGAAAACTCTTATGTTCGTGAATGTGTTCACGGCTTGGCCACTCCCTTGTTCGCGAACATCGAAGCGGTTTCGAGATGCGTCAGCGCTATGGACTTGTATCTCCCTGCGGGCACGTTCAAGTCGATGAGCGCTTCCAGCGCGGAGAACGCGTTGTTCAGGTTCGCGAGGACCAGCTGGGCGTGCTCGTCCACGGGGCTATACTCGAAAGTGGGTTTGTTCATTCGTACCTTCCTTGACGCAATCGTCGATGCAAGCCGCCACGGACTTCGCGTCCTCGGCGGTATAGGGCTTCTTGGGGACCTCCACGGGTTCGTGCACGCCGAGCATGGAAAGCAGCTTCTTGACGGCCTGCTCCGCGATGACCGCCTTCACTTTCTTGTTGGAACGCAAATCCTTTATCGCCGCGTCGCGGATGGCCGCTTCTATCTCAGATGAAAGCGCGGTGAGGAGAACCTTGTCCACGAAGAGGGAGACCGTCGCGGTCACGAGGATGCGCTCCGGGTTGGTGGAATCCTGGACGAGGGTTATCATCGCTTCGCCTGGTAGACGAGACGGTATTGCGGAGCGCCGAGTCTTTCCATTTGGCGTTCGAGGACGGCTACACGGTTGAGCAATGCGTTCCATTCCTTCATCGTGAGCGACTGGGCGGCCTCCATGAACTCGGTGGACAGCAGCTTCCGGGCGGCGTCGTATCTCATCGCTTCCCCGTTATGCAGTTGTCGATGTTCTCAGCGGTGGCCACGAGGTCGACGACCACGCCGAAGGACGACATGCCCGCCGCGAAGGTGACGATGCGGCGGGCCGCTTCCTTCTCGGTGAGGGGAGCGGGACTGGGACCGTGCACGATGCGACGGAGTTCCCGGCGATGCTCTTCCAGTTCCTTGTCCACGCGACCGATAAACCGGTCCACGCCCGTGAACCATTCGGGATGCTCCACGGGACTGGACTCAAGGGCGTCGATGCGGCGGAAGGCTTCGTCCAGGGCGAGGCCCACGGGAACCTTGGAGTCGAGACCGGCATCCCCGAGACGGGAATGGAGGGGTACGTCCTGCACAACCCCTATCTCGCGGTTGACGTGGTCGACGAGGCGGTCGAGCCGGGCGTCGGTCTGCATGATGTAGCGGTCGAGGCGGGCGTTCAAATCCACAAGCCGATCGACGACGGCGGGCGCGGGGACGACGCCGCCTGGTTCGACGGGGGCGGGGGCCGTGTACTTGGTGGGCGTGCCGAACTGGTCGGTGACGACGGCGGACTTCGCCTTGTACTGACGGT